CAGAAGATGGCCGAGAAACGGGTGCGCGAGATCCTGATCGAACCGCTGGAACGGCGGGGGCTGGCGCGGCCTGCGAGCCTGACGCGGGTGCAGTTCGAGGCGATGGTGGCGGATCTGTGCGCCCGGCTGGCCTATATGAGCCCGGCCAATCTTGCGGCGCTCGAGGAACAGGTGGCGGCGAACCCGGCGGGCAAGGACCGCGACCGGCTGCCGATTGGCAACAAGATCCTGGACTGGGCCGCGATGATCCAGCCGCCCGAGGAAAGCGTCTCGCCGCTGATGCGGGCGGTGTTTGCCAGCCGGATCGGGCGCGAGGCGCTGGCCGAAGGCTGGGCGCCGGAACTCCTGGGCAACCTGCGCCGGGTGCGGCAGTTCCCGGGCGCCTTCGCGGCCTCGCAGATTCGGGCTGCGGCGGACGAGGCGCGGCGGCGGATGATCGTGCTCGAGGAACGGATGGCGGCGGGGCAGGAGCTGCACGCCGATGACCGCGCCTGGCACGCCCGGCGGCAGGCCGCGCTGGCCAAGTGCCACGAGATCGCGGCGCTTGCGGGCGAGGTGGCATGATGGGGTTGGCAGCTGTTCACCCCCGCCGCCGCCCGGCGGTAGAGGTTCTGGCGGCGGTGCTGGGCGGGGCGGATCTGGCGGGGTTCCATCCGCTCGATCTGGAGCTGGGTCGCGCCTGGGGTCAGGTGCTGGTCTGGGCCGAGCGGGACGGGGCCGCGCGCCCGCACAGCTTGGGCGAGATGCAGGCGCTCTCGCAGGCCTACATTCTGGCCCGCGCCGCGCCCCCCGAGGCCTGCGGCCCCGAGATCCCGGCGGCTCCGGCGCGCGGTGCGATGCGGCTGGCGCGCCCGGTCAGGATGGCGCTCGACGCCAAGGGCAAGTGGGCGGTGCAGGATGACGGCTGGCAGGGCCGGGCGGCGGCGATCGAGGCGGACGCTTTCGATCTGATGTCCCGCGCGGCGCTGCGCCGGGGCCAGCCCTTGCCCTTCTCGGGGGTGCAGATCGACACGGGGCGGCAGTATCGCGCGCTGGTCGAGTTCCGCGCCGCGGGGGCGATGAAGCTCTCGTCGATCGAGGGCCGGGCCGGTGGCTCGGGGCACGGCGGGTCTGATTATCTGGATCGCTTCTTGCAGGCGGGCGAAGACCTTGCACGGATGCGGCGCGGGATCGGCGACGGCGTGGCGATGGAAGTGCGCCGGGTGCGCCCCTCGAAACGCGGCACGGCGGCGCGGGGTATCATTACCGACCGCGCGCTGGTCGATGCGGTCTGCCTGTCCGATCAGACCCTGAGCGCAGTTCTGCAGGGCCATGGCTGGGCCAGGTCCACCGACCACATTGCTGCGCTGCGAGCTGCACTGGGGGCCGCCTTGGGGCGCATGGCGGGTCGGGTGCAAAAACCGTATTGACAGTTAAATCACTCCTCGACATGCTTATGAACATGATCACGAATTGCGCCCGCCGGGAACTCCCTGCGGGCGTTTTCATTTGGCGAGGTGGCGATGACTGGGCGCAAGCTCTGCTCTGCCCCCGGCTGCGATGATCTTGCCGAGATTGGGGACACGCGCTGTGCGCAGCACCGGGCCGAAGCGATGGCGCGGCAGGCGGCGTCACGGGCGCGGGCGCAGACCTCGGACCATGCAGCGCGGTGGCGGGAGCTTTACAACGATCCTCGCTGGCGGCGCGCGGCAAAGCAGTTTCTGCAACGCCATCCGCTTTGCGCGGATTGCGGGGCACTTGGGCTGGTCGAGGCGGCGACAGAGGTTGACCACATTCGGCGGCACATGGGGGATCCGCGGGTCTTCTGGGACCGCACGAACTGGCAGCCGCTGTGCAAGCGCTGTCATAGCCGCAAGACGGCACGCGAAGTGTTCGCCACCACAGGCGGCGGGCAATGGTCTATCCCGTTCCGGCTACGCCCGTCGCGTATCCCCGTCGAGGTGGTGGCGGGGCCGCCGGGTGGCGGCAAGTCGCACTACATCGCGGCGCAGGCCCGGCCGGGCGAAATCGTGATCGACCTGGACCGCATCCTTGCCGACCTCGGCGGGCGGCGATGGGATCAGCGGCCAGAGCTGGTGAAGCGGGCCTTCGCACAGCGCGACCGGATGCTGCTGGGGCTGGCGACGTCCTATGCACCGAAGGCCTGGTTGCAGGTCAGTGCGCCGGACCCGGCAGAGCGGGCGGCATGGCTGGCGGCGCTTGGACCAAAGGCCTCGGTCACGCTGATCTGCCCGCCGCTTGCGGTGACGCTGGCGCAGATCGACGCGGATCCCGGGCGCGCGACCCTGCGCCAGACGATGCGACAGGCCGCCGAGGCCTGGTATGGGCAGGCCCCCCGGGGGGTATCTGGAAATCCGGGCGCGCGACAGGACACCGGAGAGGGGAGGTGAACGATCTCGCCGGGGTATTTGGAGAAAAAAGCCCATGATGTAATTGGGGTTAGAGGGAGATACGGCGGCGATGAAAGGCCCGAAACCGACTTTGCAGCTGGTCACACCGATGAAGGGCGATGCGCCGCGCGACGTGCCGCAGCCGCCTGCGTTCCTCTCGGAAGAGGGGCGCGCGGTCTGGGATCGGCTGGCGCCGGTGATGGTGCGCAAGGACCGGCTCGAGCTGCATTTCCATGATCTCTTCGCGGCCTATTGCGAGAGCGCGGCGGATTTCATGCAGTTCACAATCGACCTGGTGGCCGACGGCTATTCCTATGTGTCCGAGACGCGCAACGGGCGGCAGGAAAAGAAACGCGCGGCCTGGGGGCAGCGGCAAGAGGCGCTGCAGAACATGCAGCGGATCGGCGCGCTCTTCGGGCTGTCGCCGGTGGATGAACAGCGGATATCGAGCGGCGGGCAGGGCGACCTGCTCGATCTGCTGACCAAGGCGGTGAGCGGTGAATCCGCGTGACCACGCGGTCTCGCGCTATGCCGTTGACGTGATCGAGGGAAAGGTGGTGGCGGGCGAGCTGGTGCGGCTGGCCTGCGAACGCCACCTGCGCGACCTCGACACCGGCGCCGAGCGCGGGCTTGTCTTTGATTGCGCTGCGGCGGATCGGGTGATCCGCTTCGCGGGCATGTTGCAACATACGGTTGGCCCGTACGCGGGCAAACCGCTGGCGCTGGAGCCCTGGCAGGTGTTCCGGCATGGCTCGGTTTTCGGCTGGAAACGTGCGGGCACGGGCCTGCGCCGGTTTCGGGCAACCTATCACCAGGTGGGCAAGAAGAACGGCAAGACGACCGACACGGCGGTGCCGCTGATCTACACCCAGCTGCTGGATGGCGAGGCGGCGCCGCAGGGCTATTGCGCGGCGACGACGCGCGACCAGGCGGGGCTGCTGTTCAAGGAGGTCAAGCGGATCATCAAACGCTCAGCCTTCCTGGGCAAGCTGATGGAAGGCTACCGCCACGAGATCACGACGCCGGCCTCGGATGGGGTGATCAAATGCCTGTCGCGCGACGGGGACAGTTCGGACGGGATCAACCCAAGCTTTCTGGCCCGCGACGAAATGCACCGCTGGACGGATCGCGAGCTGGCCGAAACCATTGTCGAGTCGATGATTGCGCGCGATCAGCCGATCGACTGGGTGATCACAACGGCCGGGCATGACCGGCAGTCGCTGTGTGGCGAACTGCGCGGCTACGCCGAGAACGTGCTGCGCGGTTCAGTGCAGGATGATGCGTTCTTCGGTTTCGTGGCCGAACCGCCGCCCGATTGCGACCCGCTCGATCCGCGCTTCTGGGCGATGGGCAATCCCAACCTAGGGGTGTCCAAACCGCTTGAGGCGATGGAACGCGCGGCGACGAAGGCGATGGCCATTCAGGCCAGTATGCCGAACTTCCGGCGGTTTCACCTGAACCTCTGGACCGAGGGCGAACAGACCTGGATCGCGCGGGAAAGCTGGGATCGGGGCGACGCGGCCAAACGCTTTGCGCCCGAGAGCTTGTTCGGGCGCGATGCCTGGGTTGCGCTGGATCTGTCGAACAAGGTCGACACCACGGCAATCGTTGTGGCGGTGCCGGTGGACGGGCTGATCTATCTGATCTGCTACACCTTCCTGCCTTCGGGGCCGAAGGGCTTCATCGCCCGGGCACAGAAGGAAAAGCGCGAATATGTCAGCTGGCGCGATCAGGGCTGGCTTGAGGTGCATGACGGCGGCGCAATCAGGGAGGCAGAGATCGAGGCGCGGCTGATGTGGATCTCGCGCAAGTTCAAGGTGCAGGAAATCGCCTATGACCCGTGGGGGATGCAGTATCTGGCCAAGCGTCTGGCCGATAAGCGGCTGCCTTTGGTCGAACACCGCCAGGGCTTCGGGTCGATGTCGAACCCGATGAAGCGGGTCGAGGAGCTGGTTGCGGAAAACCGGATCCGGCACGGGGGCAACCCGGTGCTGGGCTGGCAGGTGGGCAATGTCCACCGCGACGAGGACGCGGCCGAGAACATCAAGCCGAACAAGAAACGCTCGACCGGGCGGATCGACGCGGCGGTGGCGATGATCATGGCGGTCGGTCGGGCCGCCGCGGGCGAGAAGAAACGCAGGCAATCTAGAGGGATCGAGGAGCTATGAGCTTTGCAGCACTTTTCCGCCGTGGCGGAACGCGCGTGGCCCCCGGCCCGCGCATCGAACCCGCGTTGGCTGCACCTGTCGCCGAGGCGGCGGGCCTGTCGGTGCCGCACGAGAGCGGCTGGCGCGAGATCGGTTTTGGCGGTGCCAGCCGGGTGCGCAGCCTGCCGCGGGTGACGCCGGAGCTGGCGCAGAAGCACGCAACCGTGGTGACCGCCTGTTCGGTGATCGCGGGGGATCTGGCGAAGCTGCCGCTCAAGCTGTTCCAGCGCGGGGCAGACGGGCGGGAAGTGCGGGTGCGGGATCATCCGGCGGCTTACCTGCTCAATGCCGAAAGCTCGCCCGGGGTGCCTGCGATGGTGGCGCGCTTCGGGCTTGGCTACAGCTTCACCCTGCGTGGCCGCGGTTTTGCCTATGCGCCGCGCGACGGGGCGGGTGAGCTGGAATTGATCGAGGCGGTGCATCCCGACCGCTGTGTGGTGCTGCGGGCAGGCCGGTCGCGGTTTTACGAGTTCGAGGATGGCGGCCAGACCCAGCGTCGTGTGGCTGGCCGCGCGATGGTGCATCTGCGGTACATGGCCGAGGATGGCTGGACCGGGCGCAGCCCGATCGAGGTTGCGGCAGAAACGATGGGCATTGCGCTGGCCGGGCAGGAAGCGGCGGGGCGTCTGGCTGGGGGCAAGGGGTTCAAGGCGGTCGCCAAGCTGGCGGATTTCAACGCTGACGATGAAACCTGGCAGCGTTCGCGCAGGCGGCTCAAGGCGGCGATGGAACGCGACCAGGATGACGGCGTTCTGATCATCGGCCAGGAAGACGAGATCAAGGAGCTGGGGCTTTCAGCCTCGGACATCGAACTGCTGGCCAGCCGGAAGTTCGACCGCGAACAGATCGCCGGGCTCTATCGGGTGCCGCCTTCGAAGCTGCAGATCCTTGAGCACGGGGTGAAGGCCAATTCCGAACAACAGGCCATCGACTACAAGGCGGAATGCCTGACCCATTGGGGCGGGTTCATCGAGGCGGGGCTTGGGCAGGGGCTGCTGACCGAAGCCGAGCGGCGTGCGGGGTTGTTCTTCCGGCACGAATACGACGCGCTTTTGATGGCCACGACCAAGGAACGCTATGAGGCGCTGGCGAAAGCGGTGGGCGGGCCGATCCTGACGCCGAACGAAGGGCGCCGGATCGAGGGTCTGGACCCGATTGCAGGCGGAGAGGCGCTGTATCCGCCGCCAAACATGACCCGCGCCGACACGAAACCACAGGGAAAGGATGGGGCATGACACGCTCGATCGGGGAAATTCTGGCAGTTCCTGGGGCGCCGATGGCGCTGGACGCCGGGTTTGCGGCGGCACTGCTGGCGCTGGACTGGCCGCAGGCGGCGCAAGGGGATGCGATGGCAGCGCAGGGTGAGGCCGAACGCTATCGCATCGAGCGCGGCGTGGCGGTGGTTCCGGTGCGCGGGATCCTGACGCCGAATTCGGCAGTCCTGGAACGCTGGTTCGGCTGGTCGACCTATCGCGGGATCGAGGAAAGCTGCGCGGCGCTGGCGCTGGATGAGGGGGCCGCCGCGGTGGTGTTGGAGTTCGACACTCCGGGCGGCATGGTTCTGGGGATCGAGGACGCGGCACAGGCGGTGGCTGCCCTGGCGGCGATCAAGCCGGTCTATGCGCTGGCTGCCCCGCTTGCGGCTTCGGCGGGCTATTGGCTGGCGTCTCAGGCGCGCGAGATTTCGATGACGCCGGGGGCGAGCGTGGGTTCGATCGGGGTTGCGGTGACGGCCTGGCGTGCGATGCAGCCGGGTGGCGACGGCAGCCAGGAGTTCGAATTCACCTCGCCCCATGCCCGGGCGAAATGGCCAGATCCGACAAGCGAGACCGGACGGGCCGAGATCACCCGCGGACTGGCCGAAACCGAGGCGCGGTTTCATGCCGCAGTGGCGGCGGGGCGCAAGATCGCGCTGGCCGATCTGCCCGCTGCGCTGTCGGTGAGCGAAGACCCTGCGGACGGTGGTGCGGTCTTTGCCGCGCCGGAGGCGCAGGCGCGCGGTCTGGCGGATCGGATCGAGACCCGCGCGGCCTTCTATGCCCGGGTGCTGACGGCACATGCCCCGGCGCCCCGCCGCACGACCCGCGTCGCACTGGCACGGGCCCGGGCGGCCGAGGCTACAGCGCGGAGCTGAGGCCTTTCCAAAGACCTTACGAAACTGGCTCCGGCGCTGCGGCGGCGGGGTCTTTTGGGCTGCGCGCATGAAGCGGGCGGCGGTGCTTTTCAAGGAGCGAGACGATGAAGAACCTGGACGATCTGCGCCGCGCGCGGGCAGCGGCTGCGACGAAGATGCGCGAGCGCGCCGAGGCGCTGGCGGCGCTGGAAGGGGCGGAAACCCCCGATGCGCAGGCCTTGGCCAGCGCGCAGGCCGATTTCGAGGCGAGTGAGCAGGCCTTCGAGGCTGCCGACAAGCAGGTCAAGCGCGCCGAGCGGGTCGAGGCGGCCGAAGCTGCGGCGGCGGGCCCGGCCGATCTGGGGGCGCAGGAACCGGGGCAGGGGGCCAGTGCGCCCGCGATCCCGAAAGATGATCGGCACCGGGGCGTCGAGGTTGGCCTGATGGTCGGTGCCCTGGCCGCACAGCGTGGCGATGTCGGGGCGGCTGCGGCGCAGCTCGAACGCGGCGGTTTCGGCCAGGTCGCGGCGGCGCTGAGCGCGTCGGAGGCCACGGCCGGGGGCGTCACGATCCCGCGCCCGCTGGCGCAGGAGGTGATCGGCCTGCTGCGCCCGCGCGTCGTGGTGCGCCGTGCCGGGGCGCGTTCGGTGCCGATGCCCGCGGGTCAGCTGCGCAAGGCGCGTCAGACCGGCAGCGCGACGGCCAGCTATGGCGCAGAGGTCGCGCCGGTGCGCGCCTCGGCCCCGAGCTTCGAGCCGGTGGATCAGAGCTTCAAGAAACTGCGCGCTCTGGTGCCGATCTCCAACACGCTGCTGGCGCAGTCGAGTATTGCGATGGGCCTGTTCGTGCGCGACGACCTGGTGAAGTCGATGGCGCGGCGCGAGGATCTGGCGTTTCTGCGCGGGGCCGGAGCGGCGGAAGACCCCATCGGCATGCGCAACTGGATCCCGGCGGGCAACTGGCTGGGCTCGGTCCCGGACACTGTGGCGGACGCGGACCTCGCTTTGCGGCGCTGCCTGTCGCGGGTCGAGGATGCCGACGTTGCGATGACCGCCCCGGGCTGGGTGATGCGGGCTTCGACCAAGAACTGGCTGGGCGCGCTCAAGGATGCCAATGGCAATGTGCTGTATCCCTCGATCGACACCAAAGGTGAGCTGAAAGGCTTCCCGATCCATGTCACCTCGCAGTTGCCCAACAACCTGGGCGACGGCTCGAACGAGACCGAGATCATGTTTGCGGATTTCGCTGAACTGATGATCGGCGAGTCTGGCGTGCTGCGGATCGCGCAATCGACCGAGGCTGCCTACATCGACGAGGACGGCAACATGCAATCGGCCTTCGCCAACGATCAGACGCTGATGCGTGCGATCGCAGAGCATGATTTCGCGCCTGAGCATGACGTGGCGATCGCGGGCTTCAGTGGCATCGGCTGGTCGCTCTGATCGGCACCCGGGCCGCGCGTGATACGCGCGCGGCCCTGATCTTTCAGGAAAGGATATCAAGATGGCGGCGAAAGTGACCGTGCGTTTTGCGCGCACCCACGGGCCCTATAATCCGGGCGACATTGCGGGTTTCGATGGTGAGACCGCGCAACGGCTGATCGAGGCGGGGCGCGCCGCGCCCTGGAGCGGTGCGAGCGTGAGCGCTCCCGAAGACCAGGGGCCTGCCCGGCGCGTGGCGGTGCGCTTCATGCGTGCGCATGGCGCCTATAACCCCGGCGATGTCGCGGGGTTCGAAGTTGCGCGGGCGGCGCAATTCGTGGCCGAGGGCGTGGCGGTGCCGCGCGCCGGGCTGCCCGATCCCACCCCTGACGGTCAGGGCGCCCCCGAAGGCAGTGATCCGGTCGACGACGATCTCGCCCCGGAGGGCGGCGATCCGCTGGCCGATGCAGAGACCGAGTCCGAAGCGGCACCTGCCGCCGGGGAGGCAGATGGCGGTGAGGCGGACGACGAGACCGGTGAACCCGGGTTTGCGTTCGATGATCCGGCCACGTCCGAGCCCGAGGCGGAAGCCGAGAGCGGGGCCCCGCCGGTTCAGGGCCAGATCTGAGGAGGTCGCCATGCGCGTTATCGGGGCCTTGCCGCAGGCGGTGAGCGCGGAGGCGTTCCGCCGCGCGGTGCATCTGATCGAAACCGGGCCGGAGCCAGAGGACGAGGCGGCGCTCGACGCCACCTTGCTTGCGGCGCAGATGGTGGTGGAGCGCGCGACCAACCGCCCACTGGGGGCGCGCGAGATCGAGCTGGCGACCGAACTGCCCGCAGGCGTCGGCCGCTGGTGGCTGCCCTGCGCGCCGGTCACCGAGGTGCTGACGCTCAGCTATGATCCGGGCGACGGGCCGGTGGCGCTCGATCCGGGGCAGGCTGCGCTGCGTTTCGCACAGGACGAGCCGCGGCTTGATTTCGCGCTCGGGGCCCTGCCCGCGGGCGCGGGTGCGCGGATCGTTCTGCGCGCTCGCGCCGGGGCAGAAGCTGCCGCCCCCGAGGCGGCGGTCATGCGTCAGGCGATCATCCTGATCGCCAAGGAATGGCACGAGGCCGGGATCTCGATTGGCGAGGGGGATGCGCGGGCGGCGCTGCCGCGCATGAGCTTTGGCGCTCAGGCGCTGATCCGTTCGGTGCGCTACCTGGCGCCGCAGTTCACCGGGAGGATCTGATGGCACGCTTTGTCTTCGACCGCCACGCGGTGTTTTCCCGCGCGGTGGAGATCGGACGCGGGCCGCTCAATGAGCTGCTGACCGCGCCGCAGGAACTCACGCGCGGCTGGGTCTCGGCCGGGGCGGTGTCGATCGAGGAGGTCACGTCCTTCGGGATTTCCACGGGGGCCGAGGTGCTGGCGATCACCGCGCGCGGCACGGCGGCATTGGCGGCGGTGCGGATCGACGATCAGGTGCAGATGCAGGGCACGACCTACCGGGTGAAGGGGCGGGCAGCCCCCGCCCTGGCGGCCCGTGGCGGTCTGGTGCGATTTATTCTGCTGCGGGAGGGCGGGTGATGCTTGAGGCATTCATGACGCTTCTGCTGGGGCTGGAGCCGTTGCAGGGACAGATCGGCGCGCGCCTGGCGGTGGGTGTTCAGGATCCCGCCACTACAGCGCGCCCCTATATCAACCTGCATCCGGTTGGCGATCTGCGCAGCTACACGCTCGACGGGGAGGCGGCGGTGAAATCGGCCCGGGTTCAGCTGGATATCTGGGCCGATACCGCGAGCGAGGCGGTGAGCCTTGCACGGGCGCTGAGCGGCGCCCTTTCGGGGCTGAGTGTCTCCGTGGCCGGGATCCGCTTCAAGGGGGTTTTCCTTGAGGGCGGACGTGCGATGGCGGGCACCCGCACGCAGGGCCTGGCCCCGCTTCTGGGCTGGTCTTTCGACATTCGTTTCAAATGGGAGCGCGCATGAAATCGGCATTCAGTGGCGGGCGTGAACTGGAACAGGCCTTGCGCGAGTTGAAGCGCGCGACCGCGAAGGCGGTCGGGCGGCGGGTAATGAAAAAGGCCGGTCAGATCTTTGCCGATCAGGCCAATGCGCAGGCGCCGGAAGGCCCGGGGCATCACCTCAAGGGCAGCTATGTGGTGGGCACCAAGCTGACCAGGCGACAGGCGGGACTCGCGCGACGTGAAGGCCGGGATGGCGTCACGGTCTATGCCGGCACGGCGGATCCCGCAGGCATGCAACAGGAATTCGGCAACGAAAACCACGGGCCGCAGGCCCATGCCAGGCCCGCCTGGGATCAGACGCAACAGAAGGTCTTCGAAGCTGTGCAGGACGGCATGGCCTCGGAGGTGGAGAAAACCGTCGCGCGGCATCGCCGTCGCGTCGCCAAGGCAGCGAAAAACAAAGGAGTATAGCGATGGCTGGCGAAGAACTTCAGGAATTGTGGGGCGGCAAGGTCGAACGCTCTGCCGATGGTATGGCCTTTACCCGGGTGGGCAAGGTGATCGGGGTCAAGGTGCCCGAGGTGAGTTTCGACCCGAAACAGGTCACCTCGCTCGACACCCCCGACCGTGTGCATGAATACCGCAAGGGGTTTGGCGATCCGGGCGAGTTTTCGGTGACCTGCCAATATACCTCGGACGGCTACGACGCCGCGATGGACGATCAGGCGCGGGCGGCGACCTTCTATCGCGTCACGCTCGAAAACGGCGACACGTTCGAGATGAAGGTGCTGGCCAGCGCCACCCCTCCCGAGCCGGGCGAACTCGACGACACGCTTGAATTCTCGATCAAGGGCAAGGTGAGCGGCGCGGTCGAATTCACCCCCGGCGCCTGAAGCTGACGAAAGGAAATCGGACATGGCAACGCAAAACGCAGTGAGCTTCGAAGCGCAGGGCAAGGCCCGCACGCTCGCCTACACGATGAACGCGCAGGTGGCGTTCGAGGAAAAGACCGGGGTCGAGTTCTCGGCGATCTCGGACTTCTTTGAACAGGCGCAGAAGGGCAAGATCTCGGCCTCGCGGCTGCGCGAGATCTTCTGGGCTGGCCTTCTGGACGGGGCGCCCGAGATCACGCTGCGCGAGGCGGGCGATCTGATCGACGCGCTCGGGATGGAGGCGACCTTCGAGCTGATCGGCCAGGCCGTGGTGCGGGCCTATCCGACGGCTGCGCCCGCGGGAAACGGCGCCGCGGCCCCGCAGGCGGAGCCGCCCGCCGCGTAAGCCGCAACGATCTGCTCAGGGCTTGGCTGTCTGCGGGCCAGCCCTGGGCGCTTTTCTGGGCGTTGACGCCCGCCGAGCTGCGCCTGGTTCTCGATGCCGATCTCGACCGGCGCGAGGGCGAGGCCAGGCTGCGACGCGCCGAGATCCACGCGCTGGCAAGCCTTGTGACGTTGGGCGTGAATGCCCCGAAGAAACTGCCCAAGGCGCGCGCCTTCATTGAGGGCGGCGCCCGCGCGCGCTTTTCCACCGATGCCGAGATCAGCGCCTACTTCCGCGCCCTTGCCCCAAAGAAAGGATAGGCCATGGCAACCACAGCTCTCATCGGCGCGCTGCGCGTCGATCTGTCGATGAGTTCGGCGGCTTTCCTGCGCGCGGCTGGCGAGGCAGAGCGGGCGCTTGCGCATATGAACAAGCGCATGGCGGCGGTCAGCGCCAACCTGCGGGCTGCGGGCGCCCGGCTGGGGTTGGCCGTCAGCACGCCGATCATCGGGGGCTTTGCCGCGGTGGTCCGGTCGAGCGGCGATTTCGAACAGGCGATGAACCGGGTCTCGGCGCTGTCTGGCGCGACGGGCGCAGAGTTCGCGCAGCTGAAATCGGTGGCGCAGGAATTGGGCGCCACGACCAAATTCTCTGCCTCGGAAGCCGCCGACGCGATGGGCTTTCTGGCGATGGCGGGGTTCAAGACGAACGAGATCATCGGGGCGATGCCCTCGACTCTGCAGCTGGCGGCGGCATCCGGGGCGGATCTCGCGACCTCGGCCGATATTGTCTCGAACATCCTGACGGGCTTTGGCAAGAAGGTCGAGGATCTGGCCGAGGTGAATGACGTTCTGGTCAAGGCGATGACCAGCTCGAACACCGACTTGCGCATGCTGGGCGACGCCATGAAGTATGTGGGCCCTGTCGCATCGTCGGCCAAGTTGCGCTTCAACGAGGTGACCGCGGCGCTCGGGATGCTGGGCAATGCGGGCATTCAGGGTGAAATGGGGGGCACCGCGCTGCGTGGCGCAATCACGCGGTTGCTGGCGCCGACCTCTGCCGTGGTCGATGTTATCAACGACCTCGGGCTCGATCTTTACAAATCGAACGGGCAGCTCAAGGATCTGGCCGATATCGTGCGGGAACTGGAACCGCATGCGGACAACACCGGCGCGATGATGGAGCTGTTCGGTCAGCGCGCGGGGCCTGCCATGGCGGCGCTGGTGGCGCAGGGTGCCGATGAGCTGGAGCGGTTCGAGGCCCAGCTCGATGCGGCAGGCGGTACGGCCGCGAGGATTGCCGAAACCCAGATGCAGGGCTTCAACGGGGCGATGACCAGCCTCAAGAGTGCGCTCGAAGGGCTGGCCATTGCGATTGGCGAGAGCGGGCTTCTGGAATTTGCAACTGGCCTGACTTCGCGGCTGACGGAAGTCGTGCGCACGCTTTCGCAGACCAATCCCGAAATGCTGCGGATGGGCACGATGATCGCGGCTGCGGCTGCGGCGATCGGTCCCCTGCTGGGTGGTCTTGGAATTGCCGTGGCTGTGATCGGCGCCCTGGCCACGCCCATCGGGGCGGCGGTGCTGGCGCTTTCGGCGCTGGCCGCAGGGGTGGCATGGCTGGCTTATAACTGGGATGATCTCGCGACGCGCTATCCGATCTTGCAGCAGGGGCTTGCCGCCGCACGGGCCGGGTTCGAGGTGCTGGGAGAGGCGGTCCAGATTGTTGCGCAGAATGTCATGGGTGCGCTCGATCTGGTCAGCGCACTGCTGCGCGGGGATTTTGCGGGCGCCTGGGAAGCCGCCGTTGGTATCGTGCAGCGCACGGTGGATGGCATGCTGCTGATCCTGGGCGACTTGCCGGAGCGGGTGGGCGAGATCTTCGCAGATCTGGGCGCGCTGATTGGCGAGATGCTGGCCGAGCTGGGGCGCGACATGCGCGAGTGGGGCGGAAATCTGGTCGACGGTCTGGTGAGCGGGCTGCGTGACCAGTGGCGATCGGCCAAGACCGCGGTGAAGGATTTCGGGAAATCGGTGGGCGATTGGTTCACCGAAGAGACCGAGATCCATTCGCCTTCGCGGCTGTTCAAACGCTATGGCGGCTATATTGTGGAGGGCCTTGCGCTCGGGATCGATGGTGCGGCGTCGCAGGCTGAACAGGCGGTTGTGAGCCTGGGCGAACGTCTCAAGCGTGCGGGTGCCGATGCAGTCAGCAGCTTCACCGACACCATGGCAGACGGGCTTGCGCAGGGTGATCTGGGCGGGGCGCTGCAAGGCGCTTTCTCGGGTCTCTTGCGGGATGGGAAGAGCGCTTTCTCGGACGTGCTGAAAGATGCGTTCTCGGGCGGTGGCTTTGGCGCGATCACCAGCAGTATCTCCGGCGCATGGGCCGGGGTGAAGGCAGCCCTGTCGGGCGGTCTGAGCTTTGGCGCGATCGGTTCCGCGGTCAGTGCCGCATTGCCGATTGTCGGGTTGGTGTCTTCGGTGCTGGGACTTGTCCGGGGGTTTTCCTCGAAGAAGCTGACCGGCGCGGGGTTGCAGTTCGATCTGAGCGGCGGTGCATTTTCGGGCGGCACTTATGAAACCTGGAAGAAGAAGTCGTTCTGGGGTCTGGTGTCGAACACCCGCACCTATGTGACGGCCTTCGATGCTGACACGCAGGCCGCTCTGGAGGCGCAGGTTGCGGCGGTGCAGGCCGCGGTGGCAGCGACCTACAAGGCGGCGGGCGTGGCGATCGAGGAGGGTTTTGTCGAAGGGTTCGATTACGACTTCGGCAAGATCGCGACCAAGGGTCTGAGCGAGGCCGAGGTGGCCGATGCCATCGCCGAGGCTTTCGAAGGGTATGGCGATGCAATCTCCGAGGCGATCGGCGGTGTGGGGCTGGAACTCGCGGCGACCTTCGCCACGGTGCGCAACATGCTGGCACCGGTGGGGCAGCTGTTTTACGGGCCCTTCGCAGAAATGGCGAAGGCTGCGGACGATCTGGCCACACGGTTTGGCGGCACTTCGGCGTTGGCCTCCAGCGTGTCGGGTTTCGTGCGCAGCTATTTCAGCGAAGCCGAACAGATCGCGATGATCCGCGAGTCCGTCTCCGGGGTCTTTGCAGATCTGGGGCTGGCGATGCCCAAGACGCTTGCGGGGTTTCGTGAGCTGGCTTTGGCACAGGATCTGATGACCGAAACCGGGCGCGCGGCCTATGCGGCGCTTCTCGGGGTGGCCGATCAGTTCGCCCAGATCACAAACGCTGTCGGTAACCGGTTCGACCTGAGCGACGGCTGGTTCGTCTCTGAATACGAGGCGCGGCTGGCGCAGGTCGCGAACGCGCGCGGATACGGGATTGTCACCGATGTGGCGACGAATTCCGGGGTCACGCAATACGGGCGCAGCACGCTTTCGGGCGACACTGCAGCAGTGCAGATCCTCAATCGCATCGCAGGCTTGTTTGAAAGCTGGGACGCGGAGGGGATGCCGAGTGAACGGAGTTTCTGATGTGGCTGGTGGAGCCTTTCGATATCGACCTCGACGCGGTGCTGAGCAATCAGCCCGAGGATGATGCGCCGCCATGGGATGCGGGGGCGAGCTATGCGCTCGGCGCCCGTGTCCTGCGCGGGCATCGGGTCTTTGCCTCGATGATCGAGGGCAACCTCGGGCTTGATCCGCTGACGGTCGATCAGGGCACCGATGCCGCAGAATGGCTCGAGGTCGGCTATTCCAACGCCCGGGCGATGTTCGACGGGGTGCTGGCCAACCGCGCCAGTGCCACGCGCAGCGGCGCGCCTCTGGGCGGTGATTATGCCACGTTGGGGTTTTCCGAGGCGCATGTCGCACTCCTGCTCGATATCCCCGTCACGGGGGCCAACTGCCTCGTGCTGTTCGGGATCGACGCGGCGATGGTGCAGGTCGTGGGGCTGAACGCCGCGGGCGAGGTGCTGCTGTCGCAACGGGTGGCCGTCGCCGGGCGCGAGGTCGGCAGCTGGTGGGAATATTTCACCGTGCCGGTCTCGGGCGCGCGCGAAACCTTGGTCTTTCGTGATCTTCCGGTCGGCATCGCTCGCATTATCATCGGGCTCGATGGCGACACCGTGCGGCTGGGCGAGGTGGTGTTGGGTCGCGAGATCTATATCGGCGCGGCGCAGGTTGCGGGCACTGCGGGGCGCCATGTCACTGCCAGCCGGTACGAGTTCAACGACTTTGGGCGTCTTTCCATGGTCAAGCGGCCGACCCGGCGCGAAATGACCTACACGGTTGCGATCGAAAAGGACCACTTCGACCGGCTCGAGGGGCGGCTCGGGCGGATCACCGGCGGACTGGTCGCCGCGATCGGCAGCACGGGGCGCACCTCGACTGTCGTCTTCGGGATCATGGGCACCATCGAGTGGGCCGAGGAATACCCGGATTTCTACATTTACGCTTTCACTGTGAAAGGGGTGTCGTGATGTCGATCACGCAATTCACCGAGGCACTGCCAAGTGCAGATGACCCGGCAACTTTTGACGCGCGGGCCAATGCGTTGATGCTTTGGCTTACCGCGAGTTTCGCGCCCGAAGTGAAGCTCGTGGCCGAGGACATCGCAGCGGCACTGGCCGGTGCCGGAGATCTGACCGCGGCTGTGGCGCAATTGCAGGATGTCGTTGCAGGGCTGGGGGACGTGGCCACGCTGGATGCTGTGGACCTTGCCAAGACAGATGCCGAATGGCTTGAGGGCACAGAGGCCGGGCCTGCGATGATCAGCCCGGCGCAATTGCGCGTTGCCGCGCGCCCTGTGATCCGAAGCCCCTCAATGCCGCTTGCTGGATCGTATGTCGATTTCACGGGCATTCCAGAGACCGCCACGCGTGTGGAAATCACGCTGAGCGGTGCGAGTCTCTCCAGCACTGGTCGTGTCGGGGTTCGCCTGGGAACCAGTGACGGCATTGTCAGCGGTGGCTATGTGGCCGCGGCCAGCATGAATGGCAATTCCGGCGCGACTGCTGCGCTATCCAGCACGACCGAAATTCCTGTCAGCGCTGAGGCATCCGCGGGCGCGTCTCTCACCGGCACGATGATCTTGACGGCACTCGGTGGCGGGCTTTGGGCAGGGTCGGGCTTCTTTGTCGATACTACGGCCCCTCGTGGGGGTGGTGGCGGAGGGAGCGTCACGCTGGTGGGGGATCTTTCGCAGGTGCGAATTCTGGCAAGTGCCGGAACCTTCGACGGTGGCACAGCCATTGTCGCCTGGCAGTAGTCCGGCCATCGCCTGATCCAGACCAGTTACATCACCGTGGGGCGCCAATCTGTGCCCCGCCTGCGCCGCCCCACCGTGGGCGGTTTTTTCATGCCGGAGGCAAAGGTGGCAGAAGACACGACACGAGGGCTGATCGAAGCAATGCAGGCCGTGATGGGGGGCGCCGTGACCACGCTGATCAGCGCCGGCGCGGGGCGGCTCATGTTCCATTCTGCCGAGGTGCGGGCACGACGCCGCAAGTTCCTCGGCCCCGAACTGGTCTGGGAAGTCCCGATCGCGGTCGGAATGGCAATCATCGGCGAGGCGGTGTCGGGGTATTTCGGGCTCTCGCCGGCGGTGCGCACGGGCGTTGTCGCGGTGCTCGCCTACATGGGGCCGCGCGGTGCGCAGGCCCTGCTGATGCGGTTTTTCAAACAAGGGGATCTGTGATGAAAACCAACTGGCGCGCCGTGCAGGCGCGACTGGCCGATCTCGGCTTTGATCCGGGGCCCGTTGATGGCTTGCGCGGGCCACGCACCGACGCAGCGCTGATCGCTTTCAAGCGTTCGGTCGGGTTGACGCCTCGGGCGTATTTCGGGCCGCTGACCGAGGCAGCCCTGATGGGCGGGGCGCAGGTTCGCGCCCGGGCCGATCTGCCCTGGATGGCCGAGGCGGGGCGGATGCTGGGCCTGCATGAAGCGCGCGATACCGCGCGGCTGCGGCGGTGGTTCGACCGTTCTGTCGCCTGGATTGACCCGCGCGAGGTGGCGTGGTGTGGCGCCTTCGTCGCCAGCTGCCTGCGCGCGGCCAACCCGGACATTGCGTTGCCGGATAACCCGCTGGGCGCCCGCGCCTGGGGTGGTTTCGGCAAGCCCTGTGAGCCGGTCTTCGGGGCCGTGCTGACCTTCTGGCGCGGTCGCAAGGCCGGATGGCAGGGTCACGTTGGCTTCTACTGGGGCGAGGATGCTTCGGCCTATCACATCCTGGGCGGCAACCAGAGCGATGCCGTCACTGTCACCCGGATTGCCAAGGAGCGGCTTTTGGCCGCCCGTTGGCCCGTCGATCTGCCGGTCACCGGCCGTCAGATTCTGCTGAGCGCGGCGGGTCAGCCGCTCTCGGCCAATGAGGCCTGAGCCTCTCCCCCTGATCTCGAAAGGAAAAACCATGATGAAGTCGCAAATCGCGCTCGCTCTGCGGGTGCTGGTTCTCTACCCGCTGGCCGGTCTGCTGGCTGCGCTGCCCTCGGTGGGCTTTGACCAGGCCAGCGGCCTGATGACGCTGGATCTGTCGCAAGCCTCGGCCGCGCTTGGCGCGGTGATCTGGGCGGCAGTTTCGGGTGGCACCTTCGGGCTGTCGCGCATCGCCAAGGCGTTCGGCTGGGCGCTGTAA